ACACGAGTACCAGACTCAGAACGATACGAACGATGCGGACGCACAATCACCATCCCCGTCGTCGAAGCGATAGGAAAACGACTCTATGACTTCTACTAGATTCTCATTCGACACAATACAAAACTTCGACATCCACATAGCCCAATCCATAGAAGGCTACAGTCTCCTCTTCAAACTGATACAACGCACCGCAACATTCTTCACAAAACCAAACACAAACATCATCGACATCGGATGCTCAACAGGGATACTACTCGAAAGCATCAAACATCCCGCCCAACACAAAATCGGCATAGACATATCCACACACCTCCTACCCGAAAACAGCACCGAAGCAACCTACTGGAACACAGACATCAGAACCACGTCACTACCCAAAGCGAACCTGATACTTTCAATCTTCACATTACAGTTCATCAACCCTGAAGACCGACAACCAATTCTCAACAAAATCTACGAATCACTCCACGAAGGCGGAGCATTCATCTGGGCAGAGAAAACACACCACGAAAATGGCAAAATCGAACAAATGCTCACAATGTCTTACTACCAACACAAACGCCAATCATTCACCGCAGAACAAATCCTTGACAAAGAACAAGACTTACGCACACAGATGACACCAAATACAAGCGAACAGAACCTACAATTAGCCCGTAACGCAGGATTCACACAAAGCACAATCCTGTGGAAAATCAACCAATTCGAAGCGTGGGTACACATCAAATGAGCAAAATAACCGCAGGAACACAAACCGCTGTAACAGTCACCAAACTGAAACACCACCCAATCAACCCTAGACGTGGCGACGTGGACGCTATCGCAGAGTCACTCAAATATCACGGACAATACCGCCCCGTCGTCGTACAGAAATCAACCAACTTCATCCTCGCAGGGAATCACACAGTTAAAGCCGCTAAGAAACTTGGATGGAAAACCGTGAACGTCACCTACGTTGATTGCGATGACCAGACAGCACTCAAAATCCTGTTAGCAGACAACCGTCTCAACGACCTATCAGACTACGACCATCTCTCACTCAAAGCACTCCTAGAAACCCTCCCAGAGTTAGACGGGTCAGGATTCTCCCCAAACGACCTACAAGAACTAGACGACATCATCAACGAACCATTCGAACCAACCACCCCAACACCAACCAGACCTGACCCATCCCGTGAACCAGAAGTCAAAATCGGTGCATACAAGTTCGCCATCTATCCAATCGCATACGAAGCGTGGAACGACCAACTCCAAGAAGAGACCGATAGAAACCGTGACAAAGCACGAGAAACCATCAAAACCAGACTCCAGATACCAAAACCTACCCCCATCGCTAAAAACCCCGCAAAACCCGAAATAGCCCCACAAGTCGAAACACAGATAGAACCCATCACCGCAGTACGACCACACCCAGACAACCCAAGACAAGGCGACATCGGAGCAATCACCCAATCACTCCAAGAGTTCGGACAATACCGCCCAATCGTCGCAAACAAAACCACAGGACGAATCCTCGTAGGCAACCACACCTATCAAGGAGCAGTTCTTTTAGGATGGAAAGAAATCGCCGTATCGTGGGTAGAAGTCGACGAAGACAGCGAAATCAAGATTCTCCTCGTAGACAACAGAACATCCGACCTTGCAACCTACGACAAAACCGACCACCAACAAGCAGTCACACAAGTATTAGGAAACCTGAACGGAACAGGATACACACTAGAAGACGTAGACGACATCCAAGCGGGCAGTTCAACCAAACAGAAACCCGTAGGCAAAGTCACCATCAGCGTAGGCAAATACACGATGCGAATCAACAAAGAACAACTAGACCAATTCTCGCAAACAATCACCCATTGGACAGACATAGCGGAACGACTCCTAATGCCGATAGACGCTTGCCATCCAATCAGTAAATCGCCAACCAATTTCAACCTTGATGTAGAATCAGAGAATGGCTAAGAAACCAGAACCAACAGCACCTAAACGTGAACCGAAGAAACGTGGCAGAACCACGAAACTCACACCGCAGGTACAAGAAGGCATCGTCACCGCAATACGGTTAGGCAACTTCCAAGACCACGCTGCCCTCGCTAACGGCATATCCACTGCAACTTTCTATGCGTGGCTAGAACGAGGGAAGAAAGAACGTGAACGGTTAGAAGCATTACCGAACGCCACACCGAAACCAGATGAAACCATTTTTGTTGATTTTCTGGAGGCTATAGAAAAAGCGAAAGCAGAAGCAGTTTTACGCAACGTATCCATCATCCAGAAAGCAGCAAGTGTCGGGTCGTGGCAAGCATCAGCGTGGTGGTTAGAACGCACACAACATCAACTTTATGGACGTAAACAACAGGTTGCCCTACAGGGGGTTGAAAACGGTTCACCTATAGCGTTATCCGTAGACACCAAAGACCTAGAGGACAAAGTAGCAAGAATCCTAGAATTGAGAAACGACCAGTAACGTGAAAACGTGGTTTTACTGCGACGATTGCGGTGAACGATACCAATCAGTCCCGCACACTTGTTACGAGTTCGACGACTTACAGGACGACAGATGAGACTTGTAGACAAAATCCTTACCGCATCGAAAGAAGAGCGGGCACAGTTGTATCAGCAAATGAACAACGAAGAACGCCAACTCTTGCTAATGATGTTGGACGCTGAAATCAAGAATCCGTATGCACGATTCCAAACAGACCCTGTTGGATTCATCACTGAAGGTATCGGTGAAACAATCTGGTCGAAACAGCGTGAAATCGCACAATCAGTCGTTGAGAACCAAAGAACCGTTGTACCAGCGTGTCACGGTTTAGGTAAATCCCACCTATCGGCACGTCTCATCGCTTGGTGGGTGAGTTCATATCCGTTGGGTACAAGTCTCGCTATCACCATTGCACCTACACACCGTCAGGTACGAAACATCATCTGGTCGCAGATACGGCAAGTTCACGCCAAATCCGACCTTGTAGGTCAAGCACTCACAACAACGTGGAAGATGGGTGAAAACATTGTCGCCTACGGTTTCTCACCTAACCCATATGACGAATCCGCTTTACAGGGTATTCACGCACCTAACCTTCTGATTGTTGTTGACGAAGCGGGCGGTATCGGTGAAGTTATCGGCAACAGCATCGAAGCATTGATGACAGGTGGAAACACCCGATTGTTGCTTATCGGTAACCCGCCTACAGATAAGGAAGATTCGTGGTTCGAACGTTGCTGTTCAAATCCGCTGTATAACGTGATTCCTGTACCAACATCCGCAACCCCCAATTTCACGGGTGAAGAAATCGGAATGTGCAAAGCGTGTCCACCATATGTGGAAAAGCACACCATCAACGACCATCTTGTCGACCAACGTTGGGTTGACGACGTGGTGCAAGAGTTCGGTGAAGACTCTAACTTCGTGGAAGCCCGTGTTCACGCACGATTCCCACGCCAAACCGCTAACAAGGTTATCCCGTTCAGTTGGCTAGAAGGTGCTAGAGACAACGAAAATCCTGCTATGGGTGAATCCATCAAACTAGGTGTGGACGTGGCTTCAGATGGCGGTGACGAGTTCGCTATAGCCCAAATGGACGGCAACATCATCACACTGGTACACCGCTCATCGGGTACAGCGAACGCTAACGCAGTGGATGTGGCATCAGTGATAGTTCAACACATCGAAAACGCTGAGAAACTCCACAAGGAACGAAACGTTCGTGAACCTGTTCGGGTCAAGATTGACACCATCGGTTTAGGTTGGGGAGTTGTATCGTTACTCCAAAAGTGGCGACAAGAGAACCGATTCCAAGCAGACATCATCCCCGTCAATGTGGCGGAACGAGCGAAAGACCCTAACAAGTTCCGTAACCAGAGAGCAGAAATGTGGTGGAATGGGCGAAGTTTGGTGCAAAAGACAGAACAAGGCATCCAAGTGAAACTTGATGTTGATAGGCAAACACTCGCACAGTTAGCGAACCCGTTCTACAAATCTGATTCTGCGGGAAGAATCCAAATCGAAGGTAAAGCAGAAATGAAACGTCGTGGTGTTTCTAGCCCAGACAGAGGTGAAGCAATACTTCTCGCCCTATATGAACCGAAGAATGTTGTGCCCACAGTTCAACCAATATCGCTCGGTCAGGTCAATCAATGGTTAACCGCCTAAATACAACCCTTAATTAAATACATCTAACCGCTATTATTTACTTCTTCTATCAGGAGAACTATGCAAGCATCCAAATACGATATCGACCACAGACAGGGACAAACGTTCGATAGAACCTACAACCTGACAATCGGTGGTACGAACTGGAATCTCACTGGTTACACAGCGAATATGCATATCCGCTCAACCGCATCATCATCCACTTTGGTTGCGTCTTTCAGCACAAGCGACGGGTCAATCATTGTCGGTAACGGCACTATGCAGTTGATTCGTTCCGCATCCTACTGGTCTTCCCGTGAAGCGAAAACGTATGTTCACGATTTAGAGTTGGTTTCACCTTCGGGTGTGGTTTACACGATTTGGTTCGGTAAGTTCACACTCGCAGCGGAGGTTACTCGTGCCTGAAGTAGTAGTTACGACTGACGGCGATACCGTCTATATCGATTCTGTCAATATCGATGTTACGGAGAATCCTGTCACTATCAGTGTTGGCACGTCAGGTCCACAGGGTGCGACAGGTGTAGCAGGAACAGCAGCGACTGTCGCAGTTGGTACGGTTACCACTGGAAACGCTGGCACATCGGCAACAGTTGTGAACGCTGGAACATCATCAAACGCTGTTTTGAACTTCACCATACCGAGAGGTGATTCTGGTGGTTCTTACACTCACACACAAAACTCTGTTTCTTCCACTTGGGTTGTAAATCATAACTTGGGTTATTATCCGCAAGTGACCGTGATTGAATCAGGTGGAAGCAATGTTGAGGGCACAATCGTCTTCAATTCACTCAATCAGTTAACAATCACTTTTAGCGTGTCCATCAGCGGATACGCCTACGTCTCATAGGAGTATCAATGGCACGGAAGTTTCTAGTTCCAATCGATTTGGATAAGAACTCACTACTCAACGCAACTTTGCATCCAAGCGGAACAGCACCATCTAGCCCTGTCGCTGGTCAAGTTTGGTACGATTCAACAAACAATGTTCTCAAGGTTTACAACGGTTCAAGTTGGATTACCCTCGCAGATGCTTCATCGGCAGGTGTCACATCTTTAGCAGGAACAGCAAACGAAATCACTGTTTCAGGTTCAACAGGTTCAGTTACAGTTGGATTACCTGACGATGTTCAAATCACCAACAACCTGACAATCGGCGGAAATCTCACGGTTAACGGTACAACCACTACCGTGAACAGCGAAACCGTATCGATTGCAGATAACATCATTGTTCTCAACAGTGACGTAACAGGTTCACCATCAGCAAACGCTGGTATCGAAGTTGAACGTGGCACATCCACTAACGCATCAGTTTTGTGGGATGAAACCGCAGACAAGTGGAAGGTCGGACTTGTCGGTTCAGAAACCGAAATCTCTGTTGTAGGTCACGGACACACGTCGGCAGATGTATCAGATTTCACAGAAGCAGCACAGGATGCGGTAAGCACATTCATCATTGCAGGTTCAGGAATCTCCAAAACACACGATGATGGAGCAAATACGCTCACAATCGCAAACTCAGGTGTTTTATCTGTAGCAGGTAACACTGGTACAGTATCAGCGACGAATCTTCTTGACGCTATCAAAACAGTTGACGGTGCAACCACTGGTTTAGACGCTGATTTGCTTGACGGTAACCACGCTTCCGCTTTCGCTTTATCATCACACACTCACACTTCAGCGGATGTCACCGATTTCAACGAGGCTGCACAAGACGCTGTGAATGCGATGATTATCGACACAGATTCAGTTAACTTCACCTACACAGATGGCACTCCAGAACTTAAAGCAGACGTAAAACTCAAAACAGACTCATATTTGACCATTGCGTCAGGAGCAGGTGCAGGTGTCGGTATCGATGTTGCAACCTTCGAAACGAAACTTGTCACAGATGGGTTCGCTAAGAAATATGTTGGAACAGTCACAGGTGACTCTTCAACACTCACATTCGCATTCTCACACGGTTTAGCAACTCGTGACGTTATGGTGAACGTTTACGACGGAACATCATACGAAACAGTTGAAACAGATGTGACCCGCACAAGCACAAGTCAGGTAACTATCGGATTTACTACCGCACCAACAACTGGTAAAACCTATAAAGTTGTTATTATTGGCTAATAGCCAAAAGGTAGGTGGATTGTGACGAGAGAGTTCCACACTGGAATTGACCTGAAAAACAATGATGTTACAAACGTTGATTCCGTAGGGTTCAACACTTCAACATCGGATACGCCCGCAACAGGGAAACTTGTTTGGGATAACGGTGAAGGCACTTTGGCGTATGGGCTAAAGGGTGGCAACATCAACCTTCAAGTTGGTAGCGACCTTAAATTGCTTTGCACCAACCAAACAGGTTCA